GTTTGCCAGGGCTGGCATTCTCGCGAAGCTCTCTATTGTGTTTTGTGTCATTTCGTGGCCATGCATTATCTACCTTAGCGTCCTTGCCTTATGGCGCTGGTGGGTTGGTTTTGAGTTTGTCAAGTTGTCTATCTCTGCGGAGGACGCGCGTCTGCTTTTTGCGGATTTGCCGAGTGTCCGGCCTGCGAGTTTGGTCAACCACTCACATCCTGCGTCCGCTGCGAACCGGAACACGGCGATTGCTTTTTCCCAGATGCTTGCTTCTGCGCTCAACACCCGAGTGTACATGCATCAAATGTCCAAGTCTGACCAGCGTGATGATCGTGCTGGCAGCCGGGTCGCGTTTTGGGCGCGCGACTTGTCCATGGAAGAGCGTCCGTTTGAACCTGAAGAGCGGGACATTATTGTTGATGTTGACACGTTGTACTACCTCGAGCCAGACGAGGTGGCGCGTTTGGTTAACTCCACTAGTGCTCCTGTTGTCCTTGCAGTGTTCACCCCGCAATCAGTTGCGCGTGGGTACGGGGAGTTTAGTTATCGCTTCGTCGGTGACCTTGTTCGTTATGAGGTTGCTGGTGGGGCGGTTTATGAACACCCCTTGTACGACTGGAGCTCAGACACCTACACGTTCACCTCTGATGGTGTGACGACGGTTTGCAACGTTGACCGCCGTTCCCTTGGTGATTCGGATTGCCACCAACTCATTATGTTGAGCCCCATGGTTCGTTACCGTGGAGAGTTCCCGCGCGAGTTGGAGTCACATTACCTTCGACGTCTTCGGCCGGTTGAGGGTGAGGTGGCGACGCTGCGTTTGCAGACAGTGGACGGCATGCGCGTTTCCATCGCGCGTGTCGGTTCGTACACTTGTGCAGACATTGCGGTTGAGCAATTCGACTCAGCGTTGGCGTTGTTTCGCCTTAACGCTGGGCGTGTGTCAGCTGGCATCCTGAAATCTTCCATCCGCGATCGGGATGGCGGAGAGATGTCTATGGAGACTGCGATCGTGCTTGCAGATGTTTTGCGTTCACCCGCGAAGTTGTCTGAAGCCCGCGTTGCTCCTCCGGCGGAGACGATGCACCGTTATCAGATTGGAGAGTTTGATTTCGATGCAAAGCCTAGTCTGAAGCCCTTCATGGGGGCTTTGGTGTTGGGTGCTTGCGCGCCTGATTCTTCCGCTGGGAATGAACAAGCAGCAGTAGATGGCCGTGTCGTCGACGTTCGTAACGTCGATCTGACAGTATCTGCGAAGCTCATAAAGCAGATGGTGGTTTTCGTGCGGTTGGTGTTGGCCGGCCGCGAGAAGTTGCACCCTGTTGACATGTCCTATGTTCGGGAGAGGCGCAGTCGCCCCACGCAGGTCGCCAAGGACCAGCGCGAGGATGCTGACGCTGAACTGAAGGAAGGCGCTCAGAGTTTCGTGAAGAGAGAGGCTTATCAAGCACCAGGCGATCCGCGTATGATTCAGCCGCTGGGCTCGGGCGTTACCGTGGCCTATGCGATGTTCATTTACGCGTTGGCGCCCGTGTTTGCTGCTTGCCAATGGTACAGTCCGGGTCGAACCCCGGCCGAAATTGCACACAGCGTGTGCCGCGTGGTGGGCGGCGCATCGTTTTCCGCTATGGGCGATTTCTCGAGAATGGACGGGCGTATTGGTGTTGTCGCTCGCCTGTTGTGGCAAATGTTCATGATGTCAGCGTTTGACAGTCAG